CGGGCGGCGACCGATGCCGACACCGATGCGCTGGCCGGGCTGGTCGGCGAGATCGCCGACTGGACACGCTTCCGCGGCCTGCCCGCCATGCCCGGCGCGGTGTGGTCGGGGGTCGAGGTCAATCCCATCTTTGCGCCGGACCACCTGAAGGAACGGCGACAGTTCACATCCATCATCTCGGTCACGTACCGGATGCGTCGAGGAGCCTGAACCCATGTCCACGCAGCTCGGCATGAACGCAAAGCTCCTCTTCAAGACCGGCGGGGTCGGAGGGGGAGGCAGCTTTGTCGAGATCTCCAACATCCGCGACCTGACGCTGAACCTGGAGAAGGGTGAGGCGGATGTCTCGACGCGGGCCAACAACGGCTGGCGGGCCCGCATCGGCACGCTCAAGGATGCCAGCCTCGAGTTCGAGATGGTCTGGGACACCGAGGATGAAGCCTTCGAGGCCATCCGCGATGCCTTCCTCGAGAACGACATCATCGGGTTTCAGGTCCTCGACCGCGAGTCGGGCCAGGGATTGCAGGCCGACTGGGAGATCATGACCTTCTCCCGTAACGAGCCCCTCGAAGAGGCCATCACCGTCTCGGTCACCGCCCGCATCGCCCGCAGCGACTCCCCGCCCGAGTGGATCGGTTCGTGATCCCTGCGCTCCATCGGAGAATCCACGCATGGCAGATTTGACGGTTCAGTCCTCTTCCCGAAGCGCCAACGACCTGGCGTGGGCCGCCCCCACGGCGGGCACGGGGGACACGTTCACCAACACGGGCCGCGAGGCGATCCTGGTCAACAACAACGTCGATGAGCCGTTGACGGTCACCATCGAGACCCCCGCAACGGTGGATGGCCTTGCCATCACCGACCGCTTCATCGTCGTGGGTGAGGGCAAGATCGCCCTGCTCGGGCCTTTCCCACGGGCGACGTACAACAACAACGAGGGGAAGCTCAAGATCACGTGTTCCGCCGTGGTCGCGGTCACGCTGGCCGTGATCAAGATCGCTGGGTAGAGGGAGCGACCGCATGCCGACGTTCACCGACACCGCCGGACGCACCTGGACTGTCGAGCTCAACATCGCCGCCGTCAAGCGCGTGCGGTCGCTGACCGGGACGGACCTGCTCGAGGTTTTATCCGGCAAGCTCATCGACCGTTTGATCGCCGACCCGGTGCTCCTGGTCGATGTGCTCTTTGCCATCCTCAAGCCCGAGGCGGACGCCAATGGAGTGAGCGATGAGGACTTCGGCCGCGCGATGGCCGGTGATGCGATCGAGCAGGCGACGCAGGCGCTGTTGCAGGCCATCGTGTCTTTTTGCCCGAGCCCCAAGGACCGCGCCGCCTTGGGGCGGGTGCTCGAGGCGACCAACCTGGCCCTGGACCGGGCGCGGGATGCGGTGGCGGCACGATTGGAGGGGACACTGGCCGGGGGCGAACTGGACCGGGTGGTCGAGGCGGCGTTACGCGAGGTGACGCCTGGCAACTCATCGAACAGTGCGCCGGCATCATCGGGATCGACCCCGGACCGTTCACATTGAAGGAGCTGATCGCGATGGCTGAGGGCCGCGCCAAACTCCAGTGGGCTCAGACCTCGCTCCTCGCGGCACTCCTTTTCAATCCGCACCGGCGGCCGGGGACACCCGCGAAGGAGCCTCGCGAGTTCGATCCCACCACCGAGCGAACGACAGGCGGTGTGGACTTTGATGCACTGAAGCGAGCGTTTAAGGGGACAGCGCGGCAGGAGGGCCAATGATCGACCTGAAGGTCAAGCGCCTGTTCTTCGATAGCGCCGCGGTGATCGCGGCCGTGAGCCGCGGCCGCCTCCGGGCCATGAACCGCATCGGCGGGCACTTGAGGACCACCGCCAAGCGCAGCATCCGCAAGCGCAAGGGCACCTCACCCCCGGGCAAACCCCCGTACTCGCATGTCGGGCTCTTGCGAGACCATATTTACTACTCGTACGACCCCACGCGGGACACGGTCATCATCGGGCCGGCGCTCCTGACCTCACGGAACCCCGATTCCGTACCCGTGAACGGCACGGTTCCCCAAGTTCTTGAACGAGGCGGCCGTGTCCGGGTCCGTGACAAGAAGTCTCGGACCATCACGATTCGCGCGCGTCCGTACATGGCCCCCGCGCTGGAGACCGCGCGCCAGGCCGATGCGCTAAGCGAGTTCTGGAAGGATGTGGTCATCTGATGGCCTCTGGACGCGACATCCGCGCCGGCCGGGCCTTCATCGAGATCGGGGCCAAGGACCGGTTCTCGGCCGCGCTTGACCGCGCTTCGCAGCGCTTGCACGCCTTCGGCGCGGGTGTGCGCACGCTGGGTGTGCGCATCGCCGGGCTCGGGGCCGGGCTCGTCGCCCCGTTCGTGACGGCCGCGGGCTTGTTTGCCAAGACCGGCTCGGACCTCAACGACCTGAGCGCCCGCACCGGGGTCTCGACGGATGCCCTGCAGGAACTTGGATTCGCTGCCAGCCTGACCGGCGCTTCGATCGAAGACCTGGAGAAGGGCCTGGCGGGAATGGCCCGCGTCTTGTTCGAAGCCCGCGCGGGCAGCGCTGATGCCGTTGAATCCCTGCGGGCCCTGGGCCTGAGCGTGGCCGACCTGGAAGGTCTTTCACCCGACCAGCAGTTCGAGCGCATCGGCCGTGACCTCGCGCAGGTCAGCGATGCCACCACCCGCGCCGCCCTGGCCATGAAGCTCTTCGGCAAGTCGGGCCGGGTCTTGCTCCCCATGCTGGCCGACCTCCCCGCGCTCCGGGCCGAGTGGCAGAAGATGGGGATCGCGCTCTCCGGCACCGACATCGCCGCCGCGGACAAGCTCGGCGACACCTGGGATGCGCTCAAGTTCAGCCTGAAGTCGGTCGTGAACCTCATCGGCGCTTCGGTGGCCCCCTTGCTCACGGACTTGGCCGAGCGGACGGCCCATGTCGCGAGCACGGTCGGCGCGTGGATCAACCAGAACCGAACGCTGGTCGTCACCGCGCTCAAAGTCGCCGCCGGAGTGGCGGCGCTGGGTGTGGCCCTGATCGCGGCGGGCACGGCGATCATCAGCGCCGCCGTCGCGGCCAAGCTGCTTATCGTGTCGTGGTCGGGACTCATCGCGGTGCTGGCGGCGGCCAAGGCCGCGATGCTGGCCCTGCTCAGTCCCGTGGCCCTGGTCATAGTGGGTATCACGGGCATCGCTGCAGCCCTCATCTACACCAGCGGTGTCGGCGAAACGGCGGTGTCGTTCCTGTCTTCCAAGTTCGCCGCGCTCTCGCGGGTCGCCCGCGAGGCCTGGAGCGGCATCGTGGATGCCATCGCCGCGGGGGATCTTGCCCTCGCGGGCAAGATCGCGATCGCGGGCCTGCGCCTGGCCTGGCTGGAGGGCACCGCGGAGATCCGGACCGCGTGGGCCGAAGTGGTCGCGGGTCTCGGGGCCATGTGGGTCAACGCCGTCGCCGGGATGCAGCGCATCTGGACCAACCTGGCGAGCACGGTCCGGTCCACCTTCGAGAACGTGACCTCCTGGGTGGCCAAGCGGATCAACGAGGTCTGGGGGCTCTTTGATGACTCTTTCGATGCCAGCGCCGCCAACGACATCCTCGACCGCCAGAACCGGGGCACGCAGGCCGACCTGGAGTCGAGCCGCCAGCGCGAGCTCGACGCCATCGACCGCCGCCAGAGTGAGGACCTCGCCCTCATCGGTGAAGCGCTCACCGCGCGCACGAAGATCGCCGAGGAGGCGCTCGCGGCAGCGCGAGCAGAACTCAAGGCACTCCGGGAACGCGCCGTCCAGGCCCGCGAGACTCCTCCCCTCGCCGGGCCCGAGCGGCCCGAGTTCGACCTCCCCGGCATCGCCGAGACCATCTCCCGCAAGCTCAGCACCGCCGGGGCCTTCAACCTCTCGGCCGCGTTCGGCCTCGCGGGCGGTCCCTTTGCCAACCTCGAGAAGAAGGCCGAGGACCAGATCCGCCTGCTGCGCCAGATCCGGGACAACACCGAGGCGGGGGCAACCTTCACATGAGCATCCACGTCGCCCAACGGCCCCTGGGACGGGAGTTCGACGGCTCCGGCGCCCGCATCGGCTTCATCGCATTCTGCGATGCAGGCGAGGATGAAGCCGCCGTCATCGCCGCCGTCGAGGCTGAAGCGCCGGGTTCCTACCTCGGGTTCTCGCGCGGCGAGGTCCGCGCCACCGAGATCGGCATCGACAACTCGGGCGAGGCCTCGGTTTGGGATGTCGAGGTCCCCTACGGCCGCGCCGGCGGCACATTGATCCCGCCCCCCACCGGCACGGTGATCTGGTCGGGGACCACCGCCGGTGGCTCGCAGCACATCACCAGTGGCCTTGCGCCGGGAGATGTGTTTACCGATCCATCCGTGAGTTCGCTCCCGGTCGATTGGGGCCTGGCGATCGGCGCGACCAAGGATGGGATCGCCGGGGTCGATATCACCGTCCCGGTCGATGCCTTCCGCGCCACCAAGTACATCGCGGCCGCTTCCTGGCCGGCGCTGCGTGCGGCCATCAAGGCCCTCACCGGCACCGTCAACGATGATTCGTGGACCGCTGATGGGGAGACCTTCGAGGCGGGCGAGGTCTTGTTCCTGGGCGCAACCTGGGCCAAGCGCACGGAGGTTGATCCCCCCGACTACGAGGTCACCTTCGAGTTCGCGGCGAGTCCCAACGTCGAAGACCTCGACATCGGGGGCATCATCGGCATCGACAAGGAGGGGTGGGACTACCTCGATATCACCTACGAGGACACCGAGGATGCGGGCTTCCTCGCCAAGAAACCCATCATCGCGACCATCCACAAGGTCTACCGCCGCGCCGACTTCGCGGCCCTGGGGCTCTGAAGCATGGTCAGCGGCGATCCATTCCGGACGGTGCGATCGGGCGAGAAGCTCCGGATTCCCGCGGCCGCCTACAACGCCTTTGTCGCCGCGGCCAAGTCGCACCAGCGGGGCCGCACGGCCAGCGAGGCTGAGGATGCGGGCTCGCGGCTGGGATTCGACACGCTCATCCTCAACCAGACCGGCAAGGACCTCCCGCGCTTTGGCGTGGTGAGCCTTGGCGCACCCGTGACTTCGCCCGCGCTTCGTCCCGCCGGGTTCCGCGCGCGGCAGGCCATGACCGGGATCGACCCCGCGAGCGACCACCGGGGCCGGTTCGCCATCGCACAGGAGCCCATCAGGGCCGGGGCGATCGGCCGGGCGCTGTCCACCGGCATCACCATCGCCCGTGTGGAACTCCTCGCACCGTCATCGGAGGATGACGACTTCGCGGATGTCAAGGGTGGCGACAGCGATGTGCTCCTCGCGGCGGGTTCGGGCTCGGCCCGCATCCTGTGGATCGAACCGCTCGGCGACCGCGAGGATGCCGACCGCCCGTGGTGCATCGTGCGACTCGGGGATCAGGACCCGCAGCGGCTCTTCTCCGTGCTGGTGAGCGTCGATGGCGGGAGCGCTGGGAGCGGGACCACGACGTGCTCGTGGACCTACACCGTCAAGACCGAGCGTGGCAAGGTCATCGCAGCACTCAAGACTCCCGAGGCCCACCGCCTTCTCAACGTCCCCTACGTTGAGACACCAAACGACTCGGTCGGCTTCGCGTGGTATGACCACGATGG